TTTTTTCGAAAGTTTTTTGGAGATTAAAAAATTATTCCTACCTTTGCATTCGCAATCGGATAACGATTGATGCCTCTTTAGCTCAGTTGGTAGAGCACGACACTCTTAATGTTGGGGTCCAGGGTTCGAGCCCCTGAGGGGGTACATCAAAAAAGACTAACATCCTATTATATAGCTTGTTAGTCTTTTTTATTTTGCATATTTGCACCACACTTGCACCATTTTATGTATTAGAGCATTCATCTCTTCCATTTATTAGCCGCATAATATCCCGGTAACGCCACTTGTTTACGCCTCCAATTCTTATGGACTTTAAGTATCCTTCATTATCCCATCTTTGTAAAGTGCGCGGCGTGGTTGCAAGAAGTTTAGCCGCTTCATTGGCATTGAGCATTCGATCTATAAATAAAGACTCTGTTTCATTCTTAGCATCAAGCATTACCTGAGTGTGGAAACGAAGCAAATCCTTACCCGAAACCACATATATTCCTCTCCCTTCTTTAAGAGCTTTTAATAAAATATCATCCATACTTGAATTAAAATAACGGCAACCCCTGTTGCCATCCGTCGATATATTCTCAAATCTTTCTCTTTACTGCCCGCCACAAGACTGGCAAAGCACTTACTCGGACAGAAGAGATTAAAGTAGGCTGAGAATTTGAAGGATAAGATATTCCCAACCGTTTCTCAGTATCAGTAATCAATTTGGTAAGACTTGCGCGAGTAAAGTTTATGTAGATGATTGATTCATCGCGCGCCCCTCCTCTACGTTTTTCTTTTTGCTCTTTCATTGCAAATCCCGAATTAATTACTACCTTTGTTCTTGGGTGAGGGGTGATCTTTCGGGATCGCCTCTTTTTATATCAAACAGTTATACCTGTTCTACTTTCCGGAATATTACATCCGTCCCATCCTCTCGTTCGTACCAACGACAGCTGCCTGTCATCTCGTTGTAAGAGCAATTGCCAAAACGCGCACAATCCCGACATGCACATCCCTCTTTATTCGGATCATACCCTACAACCTCTGCGGTCTCGCCTTCATACTCGAACCGCTCGCCGACCGGACGGGTGTAACGTTTTTCATCTCTGGGTTTCATGGCTTCCCTACCTTTCGAGTTTCACCACCTCGTCCATTCCGACGATACCCCGCCGGCGCAGACGCTTGATGAAGTTCTTTATGTTCAATGCCTGCTCATAGTAACAGTCCTTTTCGACTTTGACACGCGATTTGCGGTCGCTCTCGACCTTCATGTTCTCAGGATTCAGCCACGAATCGGCCGACACCTCCACTTCCGCTCTCGACGCTGTCCGCGTAACCGTATTGAATTTATAGAGGGTATGACCGGGTACCCGAACCAGTTGCCCGATCAGTTTGTATTCGTTCTGCTTTCGTTCGACGGCCTCGATCTGCGCTTTGGCGATCTTATCGTTCGTCACGCCGTCATATGGGGTCAAGATGTCCATCGTTCTATTCGTTTTCGTAGATCGGCCGCCAGCCCAAAACATGCAGATTCTCGAACGTTCTGTCGAGGTCTACGCTCCAGCCAGTCGGGAATTCGTTGACCGCATACCATGCACCCGTTACGAGCGTTGCGCCATTGGGTAACACAACCTTTGCAATGACACGCATCTCATCCGTCGGCGGCTTGTTGGGATCATTCCAGCGGGTCAATCCTTCCCGTTCGGATTGTGCACCGGCGATGAAATCCAATTCAGTTGCTTTCTTGTGGCCGACAAAGTCTCTGACCCCACCGCGCCATACTTTTCGCGCGTATGATTTTGCCCGTTCTTTAATCGTTTTCATATCTCGTTCAGTTTATAGTGCCCCTTATCATTGCGCAGCAACAACCCCTTTTTCACCAGCCGCAAACAGATAGGCGAAGCCCAACTGCTGTGGTGTGTCTCACTAAACCCAAAGGCTTGGGAATGTGTCTTGCCGATTACCGACGGCGACACATAGTCTTTACCTTTCAGGTAGGATATTATCCACTCTTCGTTTTTATTCAGTTTCATATCTCGTTTAGTTTTTGGATAAATGATCTCAAATCTTCACACAGTACAGGGTGGCAATCCCTGCCGATCCCGCCACAATCGTCCTTGTATTTGCAGGAGGACTTGAATGCCTCTACCGCTTTTGCCGCATCCGTTCCTCGGCTTCCAGCTCGGCGATTTCGGCGATCTCTTTAAAGAGACGACAATATTCCGCAGTTTCATCGACTTGATAAGGTGCCGAAAAGGTTCGCCGATACCTTTCGATAGCTTCTTTTGCTTTTTGGCTTTTCATTGCTCACCTCCTTTCAGCAGTTCGGGGTTATCGTGGATGTTGCCGATAACTTCTAAAATATCTAAGTTACTTATCGACCCCCACGGGGATTCTTCATCTTCGGCAATGCAAAATTCCCCATAGCTGAACATGATTAAGAAAGGCAATCCTACCAATAAGTTATCATACTCTTCATCTCGGCTTTCCGCCATCACTATATCCCCCTCCCATATATCACTGCCGTTCTTGTCTTTCAATTCGGTGTACTGCCCGATGGTAGCGGGATCAACTTCTACCGCAACAACGACGATGCGGCCGTCATCGTTATCCTCAATTGTGCTCTCACTCGTTGCGTGGTAAATGAAGTTCCGACCTTGATTTTCGAGCAGGTCTCCGCTCTCCCATTTCCCATTGTCGAGGCGCTTGCCTCTGAATTTAATTTCTCTCATAGTCTCCAATTTTTTTGTAATTATTTCGAGATTTTGCCAGAATCTCGCTATTTCACCAATTCGAACTCGTAGACCACGACCCACGGATTGCGTTTCCATGTTCCCCGTCCGGACACCTTGTCGATCAGCGTGGCGAAGGCTTCGCGGGGAGTAGGGAATAATTTCCAAGTTCTGCCGTCCTCGGTATCTACATACGATTCTTTGCTCCAATCCTTGCATTTTATGCCTGGAACATAATACCCAATTATCCCGCCTACTACTCCCTCTTTCATGCACTCCGCGTCCGAAATATCCTGCAACCGCTCGCACTTGATTCCGGTGATGCGGATTCGGTGGGGCATCAACTCGGCCTTGACAAACATCTTGTTGGTACTTCCGGGTACCAATGCCAAACTCGTAAATTCCCGCACCACCTCATTGTAACTCTGTGCCACGGCCACGACCTCGCCGACCTTGTAGCGGGGTGCTTCCCTCTCGTAAAATTCTTTTTCGCTTTCATGGACATATACGCCGCCCACGCTCGGAGCATCAGAAACAAACTCCATCCATTGCTCTGTAAGGGCCCACGGAACCAGCCGCCTCGTCATGGTCTTTCGCCCCTCGATGACCGCCTGCGTCAAGCCGTAGCGGTCGTTGAACATAATCTTTTTCATCCTTTATAACTTTCGAATTCCACACTCTTGAAAATCGCCCGATGATTGCACCAGCGGGCCAACCGTTTCTGCTCATTTGTCGGCTCGACGTTATTATCGAAATCCCTGTATGGCTGGGCGAACGGGAGTACTCCCAATTTGCGCAAAGCATTGATTCGCTCCAATGCGTCATAGACATCTTGAATCAGGCAGTAGACAAAAATCCGATATGGCTTAACACCTCGACGTCCCAATTCTTTCACACACTTGGCTACCGGTTCCAGCTGTGACATCCGGTCACAGGCAAATCGTACCTGATTCATCCATTTCACGCGGGACAACAAGTCGAGGATGAAGGCGTCGTCGCAAGCCCGACGTGCATCCAGACCTTGATTGAAATCTACGGAGATACCCATACGGACGATCTCCTCGATCTGTTCCAACCCGAAGTCCGACGCCAGCACATTATTGTCGAGCAGCACGGCTCGCCGTTTGTCTCCGATGAATTCACGAAGCGGCGATGCCGGACGAATCGAGCCCTCCTTATGCGGAACGATGCACCACGGGCAGCGGTTCACGCATCCCCGCATCAGAAAGCCATAGGCTTCGTCCACTCCGTACAGCGAATAATCCGGACAGCAATGTTCGATCTCGTCGGGCAGCGTCGTCGTGTAGTCTTTATAGCCTGTGCCGGCACGTACGACCTCGCAAGGGTAATAATCCGGACAGTCGGGCGTGAAGGTGAAGACCTTCGACATGTATACCCGATCGTAATGCCCGAACATCGGGTCGGCGAACTCCACCCTATCGCCCTGCGACTTATGCCACGCCGACAACTTCATCAACGCGAGATTCGGAAAATGATGCCCGTCGACATCTACGAGGCCTATTTTCTGCATCGTTCGTATTCATTTATCGTTTCGAAAATCCACAGCGCCACCGTTTATTCGCATAATCCGTAATAACTCATGCAGCTCGTGGCCGTGTCGTCGTCGAACAAACTGCCCGTCGCATTCTGCCACTCGACATAGTGCACGACATCGCGGATGTCTGGGTATTTGTTACCGCTGGTGATTGCATGGGTCGGGATCGTACTCGATCTGAAAAACGTGGATCGCAATTCATTTTCGATTTTTGCAATGTAGTCGATCCGCTCAGGGGATTGCCGAGCAAGACTGAGAATGTCCCGATGATTCGCCATCACACACGGCCAGCAACCGACTCGCTTGTATCCCATCCGGTAGAGCGGGTTCGGCTCCAAACCTGCGGCGAGGATGTAATCTATCACCTGCTGTGCCGACCAGTCGAACACGGGGCGCAACAGATCATCAGCGAACTGCGCCCGAAATGCTCGTACCTCCTTGCCTCGATAGGAATGTCGTTTCGGCCGGCCGTTTTTGTCATAACCGTAAGGATCGAAATAGTACTTGAAATACGTGCACTGGGCTTGCATTTTGGCCCGCGCCGATGATTCCGCTGCTCGAATGCCTTGAATTATCAGCATATTGTCTTTTACCTCGTCGAGTACATAGTCGATCATCGGCTTCGTTTTAAGTTCCTCTGTACAAAACCGTGCATAGGAAGAGGGCCAACGCTTTTTCTGCCGCGCGAGATCGACCATCCCGTCGTACTTCTTCGACTTCAATGTTACCAAGTCAAGATGCAGCTTGTCGGAGATGTGGTGGATGTACTCGTAGGTCAGCGGGTGTTCCCAACCCGTATCGCAGAACACCGTCGTGAAATTATTGGTGATATGTTCGCGTGTCCAAAGCAACGCCGCAAGGCTGTCCTTACCGCCTGAAAAGGATACGATGACTTTCATGGTTTTATCTCTCGTTTAGTACTCCACCGCTGCCCTGCGATCGATGAAGAAATGAATACCCGGTGCACATTCGCTCCACCTGTTATCGTCGAAATCCGGAACTTCAACTGTGGCACCGACGGTGTAGACGAAGTTTTGGTCATGGTCGGAACGAACGGTATCCTCAGTTGCCTTGGTGCCGTCCATGTTCTGAATCTCCATGACGTATGCTTTATCGCAACGGCATTTGTGTCCCGTTGCCGAACTGCGTCGCGCATCTTCCGGAATCCGTAACTTTACGATACACCCCGAGGCTTTTTTCCAACCGATGAAACTACCCTCGGTCGGGCATAATAGATAACATCCTTTGGCACCGTACAGGTTGGCACCGTGCAGGTCGGCACCGTGCAGGTCGGCACCGCGCAGGTCGGCACCGCGCAGGTTGGCACCGCACAGGTTGGCACCGCACAGGTCGGCACCGCACAGGTCGGCACCGCACAGGTTGGCACCGCGCAGGTTGGCACCGCGCAGGTTGGCATCGCGCAGGTTGGCATCGCGCAGGTTGGCATCGCGCAGGTTGGCACCGTACAGGTTGGCACCGTGCAGGTCGGCACCGCACAGGTCGGCATCGCACAGGTTGGCACCGTACAGGTTGGCACCGCGCCTAATAGCTTCCAAAACCGTTTCGGTGATTGTGTTTCCCTCTTTCGTGTATTCAAATACGACCGAGCCCGTCCAACGGTTGCGGATTTCGATTTTAATCTGTTTCGTTGATTCCATTGTGGTAAATTTGTTTATTCGGATTCATGTATTGATTTGCGACAGCAATAGCATCTTCGAGCGTGCGAACTACAACATACTTGTTCCCCGCAGCCTCAAAGGACTCTTGCCATCTTCTCTGTTCGGCACTCTGACGACTGCCCTTTACTTGTGTCTTGAACTCCAAGCCGAGCGATCCGTATTTGCCCCTCGGCACGAGCAGAAGCAAATCCGCAGCACCGGCCGTCATGCCTTCGGCCTTCATGATTGCGGCTTCGGTCTTACTCCGGAGTCCGCCGTTCGGAACACTCGTCAGACATAGTGCATAGGACGGATATTGCATCCGGAACCAGCGGACGAACGACTGTTGTAAACGAGATTCAACGTGCCTCATTTGCGCAGACTGTTTCCATTGAACGCAACACGATAGCACAGGTATTTAATACGGTCATATATCCGGTCACCATAGCGTTCCTTGATGCCTTCACCCGACAGATTTGAGGAAGCTATAACCATCCGATCGGGGTTATCCTGCACCTTGTTCACGATCTCGACTACCACATTCCGGCGTGTACCGAATTCGACGCGATCCACCTCTACACCTATATCGTCCAATGCGATGAACTTGCGTTTTAATACCTCGTCGATACATACGTCCTGCGCTCCGCAGTCCACGACCGTAACGATTCGATTAGCGAACTTGCGCAACAGCATGGGAATGGCGTAGCGGGTTATCAGGGATTTTCCGCGTCCGCAATTACCGAACAGCAAAAGTCCCTTACCGTTGTTATCCGACAACCACGCTGCAACCTTGTCGTATTCGGGAAGCCATACCAATCGTTCTCCCATTGCCGACAGCACAGTAACCAGCGCGTTTTTCAATTCCGTCCGCGCATCGGGTATCCGAAACCGGAAGCGTGCGCATGGAACCGGATTACCCTCAGTTTGTAGTTGTTTGAGTATTTCTTCGTAAGACATATTCAGAATTCATCATAATGTTGAGTCGGTTTTGCATGGTAGGTCGTAGCCGGATGCCGAGTGTTCGAACGGGGCAACGACGTTTCATTACGCCGACGCGCCCAATTCAGAAATGTCAGATAGGCCGAACGATTGCGTTTCAGCAAGGGTTCGTAGTTATGCATCGCGCGCAATAGGTCGCGGATGAAGTCAAGAGCATAAGCCTCTTTTAAAGCCGAGAATTGCGCCTCGGAAAAAGGCTCTTTCATTTTCGCGACTCGCGGTGCATTTTCCGAAATCCATTGTTGAAACTCCAAGAACTCGCGGGAGGGGGTGCCGCGGAACTGGGGGTGGGTGTTGGAGGAGTCAGTTACCTCTGCCTTCTCCGAGAAGGGCGGTAGTACGACTGTCTCCCCATTAGGGGGATTATAGGGGGTAATATTATTCTTGTCTAGTCTATCTTCTATACAAGAAGTATCGCCTTCGTTTTGGCTCCGTTTTTGGCTCCGTTTTTGGCTCATGTTTTGGCTCATGTTTTGGCTCATATTTAAGCCAATTGAGCCATTTGAAACGATGCCTGATTCGGGATTCGGTTCTTCAACGAATGAAAAAGCTGTGCGGTTCCCCTTCCCGCGTCCTCCCGTTATGACATGTAACAGACCCGCTTGCTCCAATCGGTTTTTTGCTCTCGAAATTGCATTGCGTGACGCCCCTACATTCTCGGACAGCCTTCTGTCGGAATGCGTGAAGCTATTCGGCCAGCCTAACCGATTCGCTTGTTCTACAAGGTAGAAGTAAAGCCTCGATTCACAGCAGCCAAATTGCCACGTTGCATCCAATTGCCAAAATTTGCGTATCAGGTCTATATAGCTCATAACCGCATCCTCTCTTTCTCGAAACTTATCATCGTGCGAAGGTTGTCGCATTGGTGCTTGCACGCCGCATTGATCCGATCCAGCCACTTTTCAAGGGCATTCAGCTCGGAAGACGCACTGCCGATCAGTTTGTTCGCAAGCGACGGGGAAAGGCTGAGAATAGTCTCTTTCTCGTCGTGAAACAGCTTGGCCACAGCTGCATCGCGCATTCCGACCACCTCGCTCAGCAACGCCCCGCTGCGAGCATAATATACACCCAGTTGATCCAGCCGCCCCACCATCGAATCGATGTCGGAAAAAGTCGTACATTCAAGAAGATTCTGGATGTCTCGCGCCTCCCTGCGTATCTGTTCGATCCTTGTCATGACGTTTGTTTATTTTCTTCAATAACAACCTTCCGCGGCGTAACGCATCCCATTCCTTTGCGGTCAGCAACGTATGCCCGCGGATGCGGGACAGGACGCGGAGGATGCGGAGCGCTTCCCGCGCCTCCGCATCGGTAATCCGCATATCCATCGTCAGAAGGGAAGATCATCCGTATTATCCGCTACGGGCAAATCGGAGACTTGATCCGGCGTAGGTTCCGCAGGACGGAAGATAACTGACTTGCCTCGGCCGACATACGTGCGCGCGTCTTTCCGTTCGCGTTCCTCTTTGCTCTGACGGATGAATACGCAGTGCGTATTCTCGTACTGATCCGGCTGGCGAAGCTCCGAAACGCATATCGAAATGTACTTCTTGCCGTTTTCAGCGACAAAAATTTTGTCTCTGGGAATATCGCTCACGCAGAGCGATACATTGATAAAATCTGCCATTGCTATCGTTTTTTGAAGGTTACTTTAAGTGTCGTCTTACTGCTTCGCGCAGGAGGATAGAAGATTTCGCCCGTGGCGGGATCCGTCAGGCCGGAGGCCGGCAACGCCCGCAATATCTTCTCCTTCTCCTTGATGTCGGCCATGACCGCATCACGCATTTTGTACAGGTCGTCCAAAGCCTGGCAATTACAGCCCGAGTAGTCGTACTTGACGCCAGCCTCCACCTCTTCGATCGTACAGTCCGAGGATGTTTTCCCGTGTCCGTATTTAGCCAGTTCGCGCAACGTAATGTCGCGCACCTCTTCGGACTTCTTGAACAGCTCGATCGCCTTCTCCATGCGGGATATATTCTCGTAAGCGACGAGCGGATCGACGTCTCCGCGGGTAACGGCGTCGACGGCGAGCTTCGCCAGCTCCGTGGGGCTGCTCGTCTCGCGGATCAATACAGGTTGTGTGTTCATCTTTTCTGCTGTTTACTGTTTAGATATTCGTCGTAAAATTTGGCGAAGACTACCGCCGTCGTATCGTCCGCATCGTAAGTGCGACGAAGGAAGGCGATGACATCGAATTTCGTCGGGTCTTTGACCGTCGTACTGCCCTTGTACGCCCAGCGCATGAACTGATCGCGCAAGATCGGATCGTTCAGCATATCGGCCGTGATCCGTTTCTTCGGTGCCACCGGCGCGGGCTGGCTTGCCGGGGCGGGAGCAGCTGGCACGTTTTTAGCGGCCCGTGCTTCGTTTTCCTTGCGGCGTTCGTCTGTATCCGCGTCTTTTGTGTCGTCGATACAAAACAGACCATTGAGCGCGTATTTACGTGCGTAGCTCGAGGCCGCGCCCGTGATCTGAGCGCCATCCATACCTTTCTTATTCTGATCCTCGCGGGCATAAGCCGTAGCGGCTTCGGATTCGCCCGATTCGTTGACTATCTTCGCCGTAGATTTAACGTAGTATCTATCCCCTATACACACAATCTCATCGCTCAGATTCAACATACATCCATACTGTTTCAGAAGTGGCTTGACCGCTTCAAGAATGTCTTCGCACGAACGGTATTTGTACTCCCCAAAACTATTGTACTGCGACTTGGGAACTTTCAAATCCGACTGAATAGAGAACAATTCTTTCATCATCTACTTCTCCTCGTTTATTCGATGCGTGAACTTCTTCGCATCGAGATGGCGCATCATGTACGCGATCTCTTTGCGTATCTCCTGCGTCCGCAACTTGCGGCTCCAACAACCCGATGCTACGATGTTCGCAGGACGGGCGATCTCGTAGATTTCAATTCTCGTTTTCATTTTATAGATTGTTATGTTTTCCGTAGTAGTTGAGTTTGTCGACAATCGCCGGAAACAACATATCTCCGTAGTCGAAATCCATCACGCTGACGATTTCTATATCGTCTCGGCGGATGTCCAGCAGAGGAGCGCCGGATCCATCGACATCTTTACACACCTCGTAGTGGCGAACCGCTTCCACATGATAGAGGTCGAAATCGGTCTCGACTCTCTCGCCGTCGTAGTCTCCCCTACTGGTCTGACCGACCTGCTCGCGCAGATCATTGAAGATAGATCTTGCAACTGTAAGGGTTATCGATGGCGTATAATCGTGCGACCGCCCCAATTTCGAAGGATAGATGTCGTATATATCGGTCTTCGATAGCGGGATTGAATAGGTCTGGTTCATCTTAGTGCTCATTGAAAAGTTTGTCGAAGAGTTTATCGAAGCTATCACGGTGCGCGGCCGCAAACCCGTAGGCAGCCAGGATCGCACACGAGAAAAGAACAAGGATCACAAGCTCGGCCATAACACTTGCGGTTCGGAGAGACGTTTGCGCTCTTGATAGATGAACAGATCGCGTTTGCGACGCTGAGCATGGACTCGTTTATACCATATGCACCAGAAATAACCGGCCACTCTCTTCCAGAGAGGCGCGGGCTTCAATTCGAATGAATCCATGACTATCGGTTTTTGTAGAGTTTTTCCAGTGATTCGAGGCCGTTCGTGACGTCGAACATCGACGCATAACGGTCGGCAATAACCTCGTTGCACCACTTGGCAACAATGGACACGGCACAGCGGTATAGCTCTGCGGGTGTAATGGGAGCCTTGATGTCCCCAGAAAGAAGTTCGATGAGTTCGGCTTTCGTGAGTTTGTCGAAAGCAGGTGCGTTACCGTTACTATTTTTCACGGATTGAACGCTTGTGTTGTTGTTTGGCATTTGGTTAACACAAGTTAATTCGTTTAAAAAAAAGAAGGACGTGCCCTCTATTGTCGCCAAACAACCACCCTGTGGGTACAGAATGAACCGAGAACACGTCCTAAAAGGACATTAATATGTTTCTGATATCCCCTCAAGGGGTTGTTTGGCATTGCAAATATAGCAATTCATTTTGAATTTGCAAAAAAATATGAAAAAAGCGGGGTTATTAGCCCCGCCGAACACTTAAAATATTATGAACGTTATTTGCCATACAAGATGGCAAATGCCTTACGATGGTAAAGATTCACTTCCCCATAGTTCCCATCGAATATCTTTTTAACTTCAAGCCCGTGTTCTGCCGATATAGCTTTCAGAGCTCGCCACGAAACCTTTCGCCAGTTAATACCGTGTTCCTTTGCCCAACGCTTGATCGAGAACCAATCTTTTGCCTCGTCGAGCTGCTCGGTCTTTTTCTCTAACTGAAGTTGGATTTTTTCTTTCTCCTCTACCGTATCGGCCAACTGACGCAGGGCTTCCGCGTAATTCCTCGGCATTGCCATTGTGTAGGTGCCGGTCTTACGGAGCGTGGGGAGAACTTCATCACATACCCATGCTTGAAACTCTTCGGCTTTCGGAGCATTTGATTTAAGCACCAGTCGATACATATCACCCTCTCTGCCGAATTTGATTGATTGGGTACCTCCGTTTGTAGGAGTTTCCAAAACAGTAACCCCTTTACAGTGGTCTATTACTGCTTTCAGAAACCTGTCCATTCAAGTTAAAGAACCCGGTATCCTACTACCGGGTTTTATCTTGCGGTAGGACGCAAGATTTTTTAGGTTTTTTAACCAAAAAAGAAAGGAGGTGTGACTCCATGTCTGCGTTTGAATTCAAAAACGGAAAGTTGTGCAAGCCTGTTTTCTGCAAGTACATCAAAAAAAACGGGAAAATCATTTATCCCAAGAAGGCGAAAGTCTTTATGATTTGGGTACCAGTAGATAGCGTAGCTTAACGCTCTTTCCGTCGTGGAGTGGTAGGACACTCCGCTTTCTTATTCTACAAAAATAGCGACTTGCTTTTCTTCGGGAATCAAACTTATGATTTCATCCAACATCGGCGCGGGCCTATCGCCCCTACACTCCTTTATAAGCCTATCTCGAAACGCGAACTCATGCGTAAACACTGGACGGCCCAATACCTTTTCAATCGCCGCATGGAATACATCGAACGGCATACAGAGTCTATCTTGAAATAATTGGAAATCTACAATCTGCTCCGGCGTCCATGTTTCATAACACTTGCTATCGAAAAAAGCGATAGCCTGTTCTTTGGTCAGTTGTTTCATAAACTTGGTTGTTTAACTTAATTTGTGGACGCGGGCGGATTCGAACCGCCACATTCAGAATCAAAGTCTGATGCGCTACCATTACGCTACACGTCTATGACAATATCGTCTATTCAACAGCACTTACCGTTGTCTTTGTAACGATGTCGTACCGCCCCATCGCCTTGCGTGTCTGATACGTTTCTCGATGCCCTTCGATCCATTCATGAACATCATCCACATTATACAATGCAACGGGTTTGCCTTTCCCATTACGGGAGAATCGAGTACCGACGAAACCGCATATTCGCAACTGATGCAGCCAAAGTTGCGACATCTCGAATATACGGCTCACCGCATCAATGGATTTAAAATTCTCTTGCTCCATATCTTTTGTTTTTGTCGTTATCCAAAAATACCCCACTTTCGCAGGGGCCGGCGCCAGCACCGCCATTACCATAACAGCGGATTCGGATTTCGTGTTCTTAAACAGGGAGACATCTTCAAAACTCCCCGTGGACGCAGGAGGATTCGAACCTCCGATCGTCCGGTTATGAGCCGGCTGCTCTGACCTGCTGAGCTATGCATCCATAAAAGCCGCCCGAACCTACCACTCTCCCACGCATCCTGCGCAGGGCCTCGACTCGTGCGGCCACCCGCCGCGAGCTTCACAGCGGACGACAGGGTGATTAATCTAATAATATGGCGAATTACCTTGCGATAGGTTTAGATACCTTTCTGCGATTTCTTAAATCGCCCTTGCTTATCTCGCTCTCGATCATGCGACGCAAGCTTCGCTTCGAGTCTATGGATAGTCTCCATCGCCCGCTTCAACTTGTCGTTCATATCCAGATTGCGGGAATAGAGCATGTCGGCCCGTTTCTGTTGATACCCCACTTCGTCTCGAAGGCGCGAAATCTCCTTACGATACACCCCGCGCGGCGTAACGTCGAATCCGAAAAAAGTTTTTTCTTTCATAGCTATGAGATGTTGTCTGTTCGAATCATGTAATATACTTTATAACGCGATCGACGTCCATCTATCGATTGGCCATCCGTCCAACGGGAGACAATCGTATCGCCCTTACGACGCAAACGGGTGACGACCTTCCGTAATTCCGTCGTATGGAACCGCCGGAATGCCTGTTGAACCGTCAGCGTACCGCCTTGCATAAGGTAATCCCGAATGTGACGCTGCGGTTCATTTGGTTTTGATTTATCCATATGTATAAAGTTTTAAGGTTTGTGCCCTGTCGCCATCAAAGGCACGGTCGATGCCGCAGGGCAAAAAGCGGACTTTACGCGGAATAACAAAACTTCTAACCCTGAAAGAACGTGTGCGTAAGCCCGCAATTGAGCCCGGAAAGCCGATCAAAGCCGTCCGGGCATAATAATGCGCTTATTTGTCCCGGTGATCCTCGCCGCTCATGTCGTCGCAGCTTCGGAGCCTGTGCCGGTCTTTCGCGCATTTCGGCTATTTGCTTACTCGCGGCCGCATCTTCTCAATGGCGGCACATAGTGCAGATACGTTGCAGGCGTCGGTCGGAATGGTGCGGCTCCGACTGCCGGATCGCTTTCTGCCTTGCGAGCTGGGGTTGTATTGCCAGCGATCGAACCCCTCACCTCATAGGGTGGCTATCGTTGTGGTGTAGGCAGGATTCGAACCTGCACGGCTGCTTTCCGAGGAGCGTCCTCCGCAACTTGCATTGCCCGACCACTATCAGCCCACCTTTTTGTGTCGTCTACCATTCCGTCACTACACCATTTGCCCGGTCTTTACCGACCGTCATCCTGCTGTGAGATTCACGGAGGACAGCGAGGAACAAAGTGCTTATGGATAATACCACGCATTAAAGGCACGCGAACCTTTACTAAATCTTGACTCCGGATGTCGTTGTCTTTCCGTACTTCCCTGTCAATTCTACCGTTTTCAACTTTTCGGCTTTGAGCAGTTCTACATATTTACTTCTCTTTCTTCACGCGCAGCCGCTCGACCGGTACGCCCATCTTTTCGGCGATCTCGTCCATCGTCACCTCAACGATCTCCTCCTCAGGAGCAGGGTCGACAATGAGGCGGTAACCATCCTCGTATAGCTCGTCGCAGGTGTAGTTAGTTAATGCTCTCCCTGTATCGATAAATTTGCCCACTACGAGTTCTCCGCAGCGGAAGATAACCTCTATAGTTCGGGATGATCCGTCTTTTTTTCTGAGTCGATCCCCCTCCCGCCAATCCTTGTAGGCTTCGATCTCTTCGGCTGTGTCGGGATGTATAATCTTAAATCCCATAACTTGATTTAGTTCAAGGCCTGAGGTCACTTCCCAGCTGTACTTATAGCCAAGCTTGTCGTCTGCTTCGCTGCCATCATGTCTATTTTGGCAGAGATAGACTTTGTTGCCTTCTACTCTGACCTTGCCTTCGACGGGCATACCTTTAATTTTGCACCGGAACCTCCGGCCGTCGCAGCTAAGTAAATTTACCATTGTTGTATTTAGGTTTAATGATTTATATTCTTTTGTGGCTTCTTTCATAGCATCAGCAAGGCAATGAAATGATTCGGTAGTCCGATCGAATCCGTTTCTCATTTTGGCACTCACCTTCTTCCCTTAGTATTCCCGCCACCATCGCCACGGAGTTTTCATAACTTATCCTTGTATTGGATTGTGAACTCAGCCAACGAATGTACCTCGGCCTTACGGAAGGCGTCGCGCTTCGTTGTGCGCACCGTCTCGGGCGATATGTAAAGCATATCCGCGATCTCTTCATCGCCCATCCCCTCCATATAGAGTTTCATCACTTCCTTCTGCCGCTCGGTCAATCGGGTATCGAACTCGGGGCTGCATATAATGCCGGCATACTTGCATTCGCCTTTGATCGGACAACTCACATCCTCAAAGGTGAAGCGCCCCATCCCGTCGATGTCCTGCCTGTTGTCCAACCGTCCGAAATTGCAGCGAATAAAACGGTGGCAGATCAGGAACCGGTAGTAGTTCACGTTTGCACGGCTCTTGCGGTAAATCTCGGCGAGAGCCTTGAATACTTTCGGATATTCGGTCTCGATGCGGGTAAACAATGCCCCTGTCAGCATCTTGTCTTCGGGCTGGTAAGTATGGACGCCTTCGGTATCGCGTACCATTACCCCTCCCTCGGGATCGTTGAAAAACTCTATATTGCGGATCGTTTGCATATGATGTATTAGTACCGATTCAACCATTCTAATTCCGTCCCGACCCAATAACTGCCGCTCGTACATTTATACGCATGATAAAACCGGGCATCAGTACCGAGTGTTGCGATATATCGTTCTGCCGCACATTTCGTCTTGTGAAATCTTTGAATACGTTTCATATTATCTATCTGTTGTAAAATTCCACGGGAAAGAGGTTGTCGGCGGTATAGCTGCTATCACCGGAATGACGGCGGATGATCTTGGCAAGTTCTCGTCGCTTCAGTATATCAGGCCGGACGTTGCCTACGCGGTAGTTCCATAATTGAGTGTCGCTTCGAATACCGATAGCCTGCTTGCAAGTATCACAAAGTCGCTTGCGTTCTTCAAGGTTAGTGATACTTTGAACATACCGTTCGAAGGGTAAAAGCAATGCTACAGCATTGTTACCTCTTGATTTTTCGCTATTTGTAATTAAATTTGCCATACAATAATTGAATTACAATGCAAATACACTAAAATATTTTAGCACAACAATAAAATATCAAAGTATTCTATATTGGAAATATTTATACTTATATGTAGTATTATAAAAATATCGCGACATGAATGAAGATTTGAAACATAAAGCCATAAACCTACTTAAAGAATTGGGCTATACGGCATATCGTATATCGCAGGACACGGGATTATCCCAATCGATTATAGGTCAATGGTTAAGTGGCAAGGTAGAGCCGAGTGAAGCAAATGCTAAATACATACTACTATATTATAGTAATCGCGAACCCTCTATTTCAAGTATGGAAGATCAAAAATTCATCTCGTTTTTCGAGAAAAGAGATCGGCAATACGAAATAATATTGACCCAAAATTCAGAAATCATCCGTCAAAACGGAGAAATACTACAACGCGTGCTCAAATATATAGACGATAATAATTCAAAATAAACCAACTCTATGGACTTTAAAGACGAACTTCTAATCCTTGCTGAGCGCGTCGGCAAACTCAAAGACAATGTAAAGACGGAGGAGGCAACAAAGACCTCATTTGTCCTCCCGTTCTTGCAAGCACTCGGCTACGATATTTTCAATCCGGAAGAGGTTACACCCGAATGTATTTGCGACTATGGAACGAAGAAAGGCGAAAAAATCGACTATACCGTATGTATGGACGGCGAGCCGATCATGCTAATTGAGTGTAAACATTGGTCGGCTGACTTAAGCAAATACAAGGCGCAACTATTCCGCTACTACCATGTATCGCAGGCCAAATTTGGAGTACTAACGAATGGAATCAACTATCAGTTCTATACAGATCTGGACACTCCTAACAAAATGGACGATAAGCCGTTCTTTGAGATAGATATGCTTAACTTAAAGGATAGCCATATTGAGAAGTTGAAGCAATTCCGACATGACCAGTATAATACGTATATGATACTCAATTCCGCCACAGAAATGAAGTACATAAATGCGCTTCGGTCATTGATTGTCAAGGAAAGTAGTAATCCATCCGATTTATTTGTGAAATTTATGACTAAACAGGTTTATGACGGAGTGGTAACAAAGAACATCATTGACGAGTTCCGTCCGATGATTCAACGGGCATTTCAACAGTACACGAATGACTATATAAACGAAAGGCTTAAATCTGCCATTACGCCTGACGTTCCGTCGGTCGAGGTGTCCTCAAATGTCTCCACGGAGAAATCGGTTGCAAATGAAGAGGATATGCAAGATGGAAATAAGATAGTGACCACTGATGAAGAACTTATGGGATTCTACATCGTGCGAGCTATTCTCTGTAATACCGTTGATCTTGATCGGGTCGTAGATCGGGATGCGCAGTCATATTTCGCTATCCTTTTCGATGATAACAATCGAAAGCCTATTTGTCGCTTGCATTTCAACGGAGGGAAAAAGTATGTTGAAACGTTTGACGAGGAAAAGAAAGGAACAAAACATTTAATTACAGCACTTACTGACATTTACAAACTATCGGACCAACTCATATCAACCGTTAAATTTTATCTGAAATAAAGGAAGCCCCAAATCCGGCGGGAGAGGCCCGGCCCGCCGAAAATAGAACGTGGAACTAACTAAACAGCATATTGCATCTGGAAACCTTACTGCGGAAAGAAGATATAAAGGTCGCCGATAAACTGATGGAAGACCTTAATGTTCGTTACGATAGGCTGTTTGCGTCGATTTCAGGCGTTTCTACAGGCTTTCCGGCTGCTCCGACAGATCTATGGGTCAAAAATCCCCCCCCCATAAAATTGGAGCTAAAATAATGTATATCAATGAATTACAAAAATATATTGTAATTCAGACACCTGATAATAAGCATTCAAAGAAGAGTTAAAAAATAGGAGCCGATGCAAATTTCAGATTGAATTACTATTCAATGAACCTTATGATAGCCAAACTACAAAAAGGAGACATTAACATTGCCGACGTTTTTCTAAATGAATTATCAAGAAATCCGGCCTATTTTAATATGGATGCCGTTAAAACATTAATCCCAAATGAAGAACAACGGATGCGAATACTGCGCGTTCTTGAAGATCATATGGTCATTGAAATAAAAGGGGGTGGAATATGGTTAAAAGCTGCGGCTAATTTATCAGTGTGTAAAGACCAGGGAGGATGTGCAGTCATCTATAACGAACAACGCAAACAAGAAGAACGGGATAATTTAGAACTTCGCAATTTAAAAATAAGTAGGCGCGAAGCGCATTGGGCTATTGCATTAGCTATCATATCTATTTGCGCCTCTCAATTTTGGGGACACACTATTTTTGAATGGACTTGGATTGCAATGCAAAAAATCAGTAAATTACTTTTTTAATCTGTCTTGATTCAATATTCTACACAGAACATTGTTTAATCCAGTATAAGTATCACCTGTCAATTCAATATTAGTTCTGCCCCAAAAACGAACAAGATAGATCAAATACACAATCAACGCAATAATCACGAATAGCAAAATATAAATCCAAATCATAGCTTCAGCGTTTTTACAAACCTCGGAACTTTCGGCACAACTTCAAAAAAATAGGCTCATTATTTTGCGGGGGGGGGAATTTTGTAACTTTGCAGCATCTAACCAATACAATTTATGTTATGAAAAAATTTTTACTTTTGATGGCTGTTATTTGTGCAGTTACTTTTATGGGGTGCGAAAAGGATGAGCAAGAATCGTTCAAGTTCGACATTGAGAATCTTTATGGCACATGGCAGGGAATTGCCATACAAAGTAACGGCGAATGGATAGATATAACCCAACCGCCACACACAAATCTTGCATTCTCTGTTGTATTTTATGAAAATGGTACATATTCGGGAAGCGGGTATTTTGGCAACGGTTCAGGAACATACAAAGCTGAAGGGGATATGATATATACTTATATAGACGGGGAAGAATTATACAGATACAAAGTACATTCTATCTCAAACGGAATTGCCGAAGTGTCTATGGGTGTAGCAGGAGATAATATAACACTGGAAATAAAACTTCAAAAAAAGTAATCAGATAGGATATATGTTTCAAAACAAAGGCGAGAATAAATCTCGCCTTTGTTATTCCCTACAAAATCATTATATTTGCATTGCTAAATCAAAATGCGATGCAAACATATCCAACCATATTGGGTATTTTGTATCTATACATACAGTTAAATTTAACTGCGTCGAGTTCGGTAGCGGAAACGCCCGACGGCTTGCATTTTGAGCCGAGCAACTCGTAACGCAGTTTTTTATTGCTAAATCAAAATGAAAAAGCGCATCGAACGCATGGGCCGCATCAAAGCGGCAATTAAACCCATGTACTGCGTCCCCAAGCGCAGCGACCTATCGTTAATCGGATCGGCTTTCGAGGCCGCAGGTTTCCGTTGTGTCCGGATCCGCACCGAATGCGAGGCCGAGCACCGCACCAAAGGTGGTGATCCCCGCCGGCACGGGATGCTGGTTCTCGACGGTGACCGAGTGATATTGGAGGTATTGCGGTCGAGACCGACTAAAAAAGATAATCAACTCACAATCCCGCCTCAATCATGAACCGAGAAAATGACATATCGAACCGTACCCTATTTTTGATTCGGTCGGTTTGAAATGATAAACAGAAAGCCGAGGGAACTCGGCTTTTTACATTCTCGCATCATATATCTTTTCTACATTCAGCTCCGTTCCGGTCAATGTAAAATATATATTCTGGAGCTGGTGCAGATACTTTATGGGCACATCCACATTGCAATCGTCGATTTCGTCTTCCACCTGCCAACAGAACCCTTCTTTTTTAGGAGATAAACATATCACACGGGGGATGATATAGTAGTCAAATCGTTGGTAACAGTCGCTAAATTCTTTCTCAAAGCCGCATTTTTCCAATAACGTTGGAGTCAAACGTATAGGCCTAACATCTCCTAATACTACTTTATCTAAAATCTCATGATAAAATCCGGCTTCCTTAATTAGCATCTCACCATGAAATAACGTCATGTCTGCACGCGTAATTTCTGCAATATACCCAATTCGCTCAAGATGGGGGTTATACACTAAATTGCCTATTCGAAATGATCGAATATTCAGAGACGGTTCCATATTACATTTCATATTCTAAAACGCATCGAATTCGATGCGTTTATTACTTTAGTTTCATTTGTGTTTTTAAGTTGAGAACTATTTATTCCTCCTCGTTTGAGGTGTCGCATGTAATCGGTTTCGTCGATTTTACCGCTGAAGTAAGGTGCGCTGTTTCGGGTGGCGGATTGTCGGGCAACGTTCCGAGGTATTGCCGAGCGTTGAGGGGTGATACGACAGAGTGTCCGAGTTGGCTTTCGAGTTGTTGTCGGGCAACTTTAGCTACTGTACCGCCCCGTTTGGCGACGTTGGCGTTGGCTTTGAAACCTATTGGATTTTCGTTTCGGGAAAGTTCGGTAGCAGAGGCCTCGGCCAATGAGTTCAACAGCAGTTCGACATTGGTCATATTATCCCGCAGGTTCTCCTTTTTCAACCCCTTGTAACGTTTGTAGGCTTTCGTGGTACGTCCGGCCCACTCCTTCGTGATAATGTCCGTAAGGGTGGCATATTGCGTTCCATCAACGCCCCCGCGTTTCCACTCGTCAGTGAGAAGTTTACGGACTTCGATACTTTTCAAGCGTTGGTTAATCCATGTATCCGAATATCCAAGGCGTTTATAATCGGCTACGGCCTGCTCAATAGATAACTCAGGGTCTTGCATTTGGTCGAGGCGGTCGCTTGCCACCTGCGCCATCCATTGCTTGAAAGGCTCGGCTTTCTGTGACGGAATCGACTGGATAATCCGCAGGACGGTTTTCACATCTCCGGCCAGCGTCTTGCGCATCACTCCCGTTTCTGACCTCATGGCTATCTGGGGACAATTTGTCCCCACGAACGAGGCGAGCGCTTCATCCCGCTTGCGCATCTTCTTGAAATAATCGGTCGGATTCACGGTGTCCGTCAGAGCGGAGATCACGTCGAGAACGGAAAAATACCACGTCTCCGTCCGCTCGTCCCAAACGGTGCGCACCTTGCGGTCCTCGAACAACTGTATGGCCTGCTTTTGTGTCATAGGAATGTAGTTTTATTTATTCCTTTTCTTTTACCTCCAGCACCGTCCCGCACTTCGGGCAGGTGATTGTGTTCGTCGGGTACGTTGCTACTCTTCCGCCTTTTGCTCCGCTTGTTGGAATCCAATTTTGCGGGCGGGATTGCGTGCCTGCGGTATCTTGACCGACAACGCCGCAATAGCGTTGTAGATATTATCAAGCTCCTTGCGCATATCTTCCGACAGATCGCTGACCGCCTCGGCATTGTCGGCGTCCACCCGCTCCAGTAACGCCAGTTTCGCCCGAATTTCGGCCAACTCGGCCGTTACTGTCGTCGTGGTCGTGATGTAGTTCCGCATCGCTACGAAAGCACGCATAATAGCGATACTTACTTGTATGGCAACGGAGCTTTTCAAAACAGCCGATAACATAGAAACGCCTTGCTCGGTAAACGCATAGGGGTTGCGGCGTAAACCCATCGTGATGGAATTGGTTATCACAATTTGTGATTTCCAATTTTCAGTTTCGGCATCTGTCAGTTGAAACATGAAATCGGGCGGAAAGCGTTCGATATTACGCTTTACCGCTTGATTGAGAGCGCTTGTTGTTACTTGGTACAATTCCGCCAAATCACGGTCCAGCATCACCCGCTGGCCCCGTATTTCGTAAATCTTGCTTTGGATAGGTTGTAGTTCCATGGGTAGGTATCGTTGAGGTTATTCTGCCTTGATGGTTATCGACTTCCCGCAATGCGGGCACGTGATTGCTCCCTCTTTCGAAGCGGCGAAAAGTTCCGGCACTTCAACACCCAAAATATCGGCTATTTCTTGCAATCGTTTTAACGGCGGATTTCCGTTGTCACCAATTGCAATACTTAACCCCGTTTCAGTCATTCCGAGACGCGCCGCCAACTCTTTTGCGGTCATTCCTCGTTCCTTCAATAATTCTTTAACTCTCATTTTGACGTATTATTTGCCACAAATATATTGATATTCATATAAACAGCAAAAAATTTTAGTGTCAATTAAATTTTTATCTCAAAATATTTGCATTATATCAAAATATCATTTATATTTGCACCAGAAAATCAAAACAACAATTAAACAATACGGCCATGAAACTCTTAACTAAAGCAATTGAGAAGCAGTTGGCAAAGTACCCCATTTATTCACAAGATGGCAAAGGCGGCAAGGCACAGGTCATCTGCAAGTTCTTCAACCCCTGCGGCAGTCAGACGTGGTACATTCTCGAAGGCGAGAAGCAAGACGACGACTACATTCTCTTCGCATTGTTAGACAATATGGGCGAGCGAGAATATGGTTATGTGTCACTGAATGAACTTCAACGCGTTAGAACTCGCCCCTTTGGTCTTGGCATCGAAAGAGATATGTATTTCACACCTTGCAAAGTCAGCGAAATCAACTAATTGATTTATTGAATAAACGTCTAAAACAATAGAACTATGAACGCATTTGCATTTAAAGTGATCGACGCAATCAATCGTGATGGTATGGACAATGGCAGCTGGGGTCTTGTCAAAGACGTAGATAATACTGTCGCCTATTTCGGCACCAGAGAAGAAATCGAACTGAAAGGCCAGTGGGCGTACATCTATGCAGAGAAAGACGATACACTGTCTTTGCAACTCGAAAAAATCGAACCTACGAGAGTTCTGCACGTTGAAGATTGTGAACTGCTGCTCTACTACCTCGACGAATAAAGCCGTTCGGGCGGCTATAAACAGACCTCAGGCCCGAAGCGTGGCGGCACCTGCCGCCGGTGGTAAAAATGAAAGATATGAAAGACATAAAAATTGGCGACCCGGTGAGATTCGGACGCAATACTGGTGAATATCGAGGACAGTTCGATAAACTGAATATCGCAATGGTACTCGTTGGCAATAGGCTGTATTATGTTACATTTGAAAAAATTGAAAAGCTATGAAGACAAGAAAATCCTTCAAGGTGAACAGAGAGGCTGCGATCAAAATCGCAATGAACACAAACGGCATATCACGAGAGATCGCCGAGAAATACACAGACAGCGAGTTGAAAGAGTGCTTGCGACTACTCAAACTAAAAACCAACTTTTAACCTATATAACAATGAAACGAACCGACCTTTCCATCATCATGCGCACGGCGTGGCAGATGTGCCGCGCGACGGGTGTAACCTTTGCTGAGTGTCTGCATAAGGCATGGCAGGTGTTCAAATTGAAGATAAAGATGCGCGCGGGCATCGTGCAGTTCTTCTACCTCAAATCGAGTACGGGTGAATTGCGACAGGCATTCGGTACGCTTAAGGACGACTTATGCCCCGAAACAAAAGGTGACGACCGTAAGCCTAACAAACACCTCGTAACCTATTACGATACGGTTGCCGAGGGCTGGCGGTCATTCAGAATGTTCAACTTTGTAAAAGTTATATAATATATGAAACCAACGATGTACGTAGAAAAACGCAGCGATTTGACATTACTCAAAAAGGCATTCGAATTGACGGACGCGACATGTCACCGCACGCGGCTGAAGTGTGGGTGTAAAGCCTACAAAGGTGCAGACAACAATCGCGACAGCCTATTGATCGTCAAATATGACGCAGTAGTGCTTGAGATTATCCGCTGCAAAGGGTGTGTGAAGAAAAGACCTTAAAAATTGCAGCTCTCAATAAAAAATCGTATTTTTAATAAATAATTCAATAGTAAGATTTGCATAATGTGCCGAACGTGTCCACTTTTGCATCGAACAGATATATGCGGGGTAGTGCAGAGGTTACCACGGCGGGTTAGTGTCCCGCAGGCGCAAGTTCGATTCTTGCCCCCGCTACTAATGAAATTTACGGCTATGAAAATTTTAACGCTTATCATCAAACAAAAATGGTTCGACGCCATTTTGTCGGGTGAAAAAACGGTCGAGACCCGCGAAGTACGCCCGACCAACACGAAATACATTTCATACCGAGACAACAACACAGGCAAAGTCTACAAGAAAGACAGTGACGTGCCCGAATCGGCGTGGGACAGCGAGAAGGGCGTTGATACGGTTATCAACCACTACGATGCCATACAGTTCTGGGTAGGTTACGAAAAGAATCGCCCCGGCGCGCTGGTCGAAGTCAAAGGCGTCGAGCTGGTAGATGTTTGCGACGAAGAGACGAAAGAGCCGATTGTGTACGAGCACAACGGTAACGAATATACCATGACCGAGATCGACTACCACCTCGGTAAAGTAATTGAGAAAATGAATTGTTAAACCCTTAAAATCATTGCCGCACTCGAAGACGAAGACAAAAAACAGGGGCGCAAATATCAGCACAAAGACAGAGGCTTGCCGATGAAGCTGCTGCCAGATACGGGACTTATTTTACCGAACGTAATCTAAGAATCGTTGAGGCTTATAATTCAGTAATGAGAGATTATAACAGAAGGCAATCTGCCGCCCGAGGCCTTTCCGTAGGTTAAATCATATTGTCAAACTTCTAAAATTCAAGCCGCACTCGAAATTCAGTAAGAAATCGAATCAATCGGACGACAGGCGCTATCCGTGTTCGTTATCGTGCAGTAGGCGGTCGTGCGACGAATCGTGCCGGTCGTGCACGCGACATTCGCGCCGCCTTTGGCATGGCAACAGGTTAATCATGACCCCGATAGACCATGCAAACGAAGTGATTGCCTCTGTCCGTCAAAAAACGGACAGGGCGATCCTTTTTTATTCATGTGGCAAAGACAGCGAGGTATTGCTCGACCTAATGGCTCCGCACTTCAAAGAGATCGTTTGCGTGTTCATGTATTTCGTCAAGGGCCTCGACCACATTGACAACTATTTGCGAGCAGTCAAAGCTCGTTATGCCAATGTTACCATACTGCAAGTCCCCCATTGGACGTTGACGCGTGTTTTGCGTTGTGGGCTATACTGCATTCCTAACCCCAATGTAAAGCTGTTATCGTTGAAAGACGTTGATGAATCCGTCCGGATGAAGACGGGAATATCTTACTCTTTCTATGGAATGAAGCAGTCGGACGGAATGAATCGCTGTCTTATGTTGCGCGGATACGAGAACGAAGCTATAAGCAATACGAACAAGGTATATCCTCTATCCAAGTGGAAGAAATCGGACGTCATGGCCTACATCAAGGCAAAGAAACTGCCTGAACCCATATCCTACAACAAGAACAAATCGCAAGGTCTGACGTTTTTGCCGGAGGTATTCGATTACCTCCGCCGGCATTATCCGCAAGACCTCGAAAAGATTTACAAAGTATTCCCCTTATCCCGAAATATATTACTGCGATATGACGAAGAGAAAAGAGCAGCAGCCCAAATACAAGCAAAGTGAAACGGTCGTAATCAAGCGATCACAAATCAACTTTGCTCCATACAATCCACGCAAAGAAGACCCTGAAGTCATCAAGAAGCTCAAAAAGAACTTTAAAACTGTCGGCTATCTGGGCGGTATCGTATGGAATCAGTTGTCATCTTATCTGGTTTCAGGGCACAAGCGCGTACAGACGCTTGACATCATCAACAATTACGACGGGACACCTGAAACGGATTATGAGATCAAGGTAGAAGCTGTAGAGTTAGACGACAAGACAGAGCGCGAACAAAATATCTTCATGAACTCGCCCTCCGCAATGGGAGAATTCGACATGGAGAAAATAAAAGTACTTGTACCGGAAATAGACTATAAAGCCGCTGGCCTTTCTGAAGCAGACATGAACATATACGGTATATCCGTCATGCAGGACGAAATAAGTTCAGAACTGTCTGATACGTTAGGTGATTTCGAAGAGATACAACGACCGTTTGAGGAACGCAAGGCCGCGGTAAAGGAGATGAAAGAACAGATTCGTCAACAGGCAGAGCAAAAAGCGGAAGACATCGAATCCTATGTAATGCTCAACTTTAAGTCTTATAGGGCGAAATCATCATTCATGCTTCGGTTCGGGTTCAGGCCAGACGACAAAATAATCCCCGGCGAAATGTTCGCCGATATGGTTGAACGGGTGGAATAACCTCACAAACCTTACACTATAAAAAATGGGTGCTCCGAGTAAAAAGCCTAATATTGCGACATTCCGCAAGATTGCAAATTCTTGCGGCGGCATTTTATCCGATATTGCCGCCCACATCGGAGTGGATAGAGTTACTGTCTATGCTTGGTGCAATGATGATCCCGAGTTCAAGCAGGCCCTCGAAGATTCCCGCGAACGTTTCCTCGATCTTGCCGAAAGCAACCTCCGCAAACTGGTTGCCGGCGTTCCAGCCATCGAAAAGGACGAGAACGGCGAAAAGAGATTTGCCGGTTGGATCGAACGTCCCTCCGAAACAGCGATCATTTTCACTCTCAAAACACGCGGAAAAAAACGGGGATATGTAGAACGTCAAGAGGTTACAGGAGCAGATGGTGCCGAACTTATTCCACCTCGCACTCTCTCTCCCGAAGAGGCAAGACAATATGGGTTAAAACTTAACGAAGAGTATTAACGCACTACTCCGATTCGCGACATAGACATAGAGCGTACCTTCTGTCTTTCCGGTATGCTGAATTTCACCCGTTACATGTTCAAGCATAAGACGGGGATGCGGTTTATTGTCGGCGATCATCATCGCAAAATATGCGAAGCTCTTGACAAAGTCGTCCGTGGCGAAATAAAGCGTCTTATTATCAATATTGCGCCACGATATGGCAAGACCGAACTTGTCTCTAAGAACTTCATCGCCTACGGGCTGGCGTTAAACCCCCGCAGTAAGTTCATACACCTATCATACTCCGATGATCTTGTTCTCGACAACTCGAAAGAGATCAATGAAACGGTACAATCAGACTACTACCAGCGGCTTTTCCCTGAAGTAGTCGTCGAAAGCAAGAATGCTAAAAAGTGGTATACATCCGTCGGAGGCGGACTGTATGCAGTAAGTGCAGCAGGACAGGTTACAGGATTTGGTGCAGGTCAAGTAAATGATCCGTATAGGGAGCGGCGCGAAATGGGTGATTTTATTCCTGCGTGGGAAAGCGATTTTGCGGGAGCTATTGTTATCGACGACCCGATCAAACCGGAAGATGCACTATCCGAAACGATCCGCGAGCGGGTGAACAATCGCTTTGAATCGACTATCCGCAACCGCGTGAACTCGCGCAATACGCCTATCATAATCATTATGCAACGGCTCCATGAGCACGATCTATGCGGCTATCTTCAGGAGATCGAGCCGGAGGAATGGACGGTACTTTCGTTGCCCTGCATCTGGCATGACGAAAACGGACAGGAACAGCCTCTCTGGGAATTTAAGCATACGCTGGAGGAACTGCACAAAATCGAGAGATCGAACTCATTTGTCTTTGAAACGCAATATATGCAGAACCCGAAGCCGCTGGAAGGTTTGATGTATGGAGAGTTTAAGACATACGACATAATTCCATATGCAGCATCTATGAAGCGAAAGAACTACACGGATACCGCTGATACCGGCAGTGACTATCTGTGTTCTATTTGCTATACGGAAACTCCCATCGGCAATTTCGTGACGGACATTTTATATACACAGAAACCGATGGAATATACCGAGCCGGCAACAGCCGAGATGCTGTCCCGAAACAAGACGGAGATCTGCTACGTCGAGAGCAACAATGGCGGCAGGTCTTTCGGGCGCAATGTTGAGGCGCAGTGCCGAATAATCGGTAACAACTTTACATCGTTCAACCCATTTACGCAGACCGCCAACAAAAGGGTGCGTATTTTCACGCGATCGAATGAAGTGCAAAACCTTATTTATTTTCCGACCGGATGGGAGCACAAATGGCCGGAGTTCGCCTCGCATGTCAAATCATACCGTAAGCAGCAGGAGTTCAACAGCCATGACGACGCCGAAGATGCCCTGACCGGAGTAATCGAAAAGCGGGGGTATTTCAACAATGAAGAAGATTTAGACAAAGAGGATTTAGGAATTTGGTAAAAAGTACGGATATGGGATTTATAGACAACCTACTCAATGCGATACGCAATAAATATCTGAATGCAACCGGCGCAGAACGTGATCTGCTTACGCTTATCAAGGACAAAGACATTACACAGGCTCAAACACTTATGCAGAATCGCGATACGGAGGTTTTGCAGGCGATTCAGGAATATAACCCCGAACTCCACCGTATTATGCGAAAGGCCGATAAGATGCGGAAAGGCCAGGAGCCTTATCGTACCGAGAAGTTGCCTCGTGCACGACAGAAGTACATCAATGAGGTGGAACTATTCTTTCTGCTCGGGAATCCGATACGATGGAAGAAGGTGAACAACGAAGGTTCGGACGAGGCTTTCGAAGCATATAATCAATTTTTGCAAGATACACGATTCAACGTTTCCATGCGTAAAGCAAAACGCATTGCGGGAGCAGAAACTGAATGTGCCAAGCTCTACCACATCTATCGGGACGAGAATTTCCAACCGCAGGTAAAAGTTGTGGTAATTTGCAAGTCGAAAGGATACACCCTACGTCCATTATTCGACCTATACGAGAACCTCATTGCATTCGGGTATGGGTACTACCTTAAAGAGGGGACATCAACTATCGAGCATTTCGATATTCAAACACCTGATACGATCTACCGATGCAAACGAGGATCTCTTAATTGGGAGGTTATTGCAACTCCCAATCCAACCGGAAAAATCAATGTTATCTACTACCGACAGGATAAAGCGTGGGGAGGCCTCAACCCCCGCATAGACCGCGAGGAGGATATAGACAGCAAAATATCCGACACAAATAACTATTTCGCAGACCCTATCGCCGCAGCAACGGGCGATGTCGTAGATTTTTTGAAAGGTCGAGCCGACAAGCCCGGGAAAATGATTCGGATGACCGGAGCGGATTCAAAATTCGAGTACATCAATCCACCGACCTCTTCCGAGACGCAGCAACGGGAAAAGGAAGACCTCGCGCAGTCCATCTTGTTCGACACTTTCACGCCCGAGTTTACACCCGAGAAAATGGCTGGGCTGGGAACTTTGTCGGGCGAAGCGATCAAACGCGCGATGGTACTGGGATATATCAAGCGCGAAAATAATAAAGAGATATACGACATAGCCGTAGATAGGGAGAAAAATCTTATTCTCGCTATTATGATGAATGTAACCCATATTCATTTGCGTCCTGATTTGGCTGCGCTCAAAATAGAACACGAATTTGCCGAACCGTTCAATGAAGATGTCACCGCACGTTGGGCGGCTATAGGCCGTGCTGTGCAGGATGGCGTTATGTCGCTGGAAAAGGGCGTTGAACTAATGGGAACGGCCGATGATGTTACCGCTGAAATCGAGCGAATAAAGCAAGCGAAGGCAGAGGCATCTATGAACAATATTATAGAGCCAACATTCTAATTCGAAACGATGCCCGGATTGAATTTGAAAGCCGCCCAATGGGAGCAACAGCACAAAACGCATGTCGAAGAATATCTACGACAGATAGAGGCTTTGTATGATGTGGCCTCGGATGAATTGATTCGACTGGGAATGGGATATAAATATCAACCCAATACGGGGCGATTGTTCGCCTTCTCATCAAACAAAAGCCGTAGTAAACAAGCCGATGCCTCGTTATCTTCATTCCGAAATAAGTTGTCCACTATAATTACAGCGGGGATCACTTCGGAATGGTTTTTTGCCAACGACAAGAACGATTCATGGGTAAAACAACTATTCGACAATCCGAAAAAAGGATGGATGCTTCACAATCTCGGTGCACTTGAGGCATTTCAACGTAGAACAACTTACGGGCATAATTTATCCGAAAGAGTTTGGAGTATCGCCAAGCAGTTCGAACGGCACATAGAATTATCCTTATCTATAGGTATCAGCGAAGGCCGAAGCGCTGCCGATATAAGCCGTGATGTACGCGTCTATCTGAATGAGCCGGACAAACTATTTCGACGTGTCCGAAATGCGTTCGGCAATCTTACCCTGTCGAAAGTGGCGCAGGCTTATCACCCTGGGCAAGGCGTTTACCGGTCATCTTATCAGAATGCTATGCGTATGGCTCGCACCGAAATAAACAGCGCTTATCGTGAAGCCGACAGTATCCGCTGGCAACAACTTGATTTTATTGTCGGATATGAGGTAAAAACATCAAAATCGCACGTACAGTGGCTGGCAAAGTTCTGGTATCCGCGCTTCAAAAAAGGGCGTGCGCCGCTGGAAATATGTGACGCAATGGAGGGAAAATATCCGAAATCTTTCAAATTCATCGGGTGGCACCCGAACTGCAAGTGCTATGCAGTGCCAATTATAGCCAACGAGGGCACGGATAGGGATTTTTGGGAGGAACCGCTGAATGAGGTCAAGGATGTGCCCGACAACTTCAAACGATGGGTCGAGGACAACACCGAAAGAATCGAAAAGGCGAAGAATTTGCCGTATTTCATAGGGGAAAACAAAAAACACTTCAATGATTCGCTGTTCATCAATCGCGATGCCGTATAACTCTTGGCAAAAGCGCAGTACGTAGGGAATAAGTTGCAAGGTGTTGCATAAGGAGTTGAGGCAAAGTATGAGGCATCGTGCACGCCTATAAACTACAAAAGCAAGAATAGCATCGTTCGCAAGGTGAAACAGGAAAGGCAAAATCTATTAACACCAGGTTTCATCGTCCATTTGGCGGACATTCTCTCCGTCACTGTAAGCACTGTTCCAAAATGAAACACCCTTTGTCCGGCGAAATAGTGCGTCGGTTAGGCGTGAGGTTGTTGCTATTCACCACATCCAAGAGGAGAAATGCAGTAAAAACGGAATGACCGACGGAAATAAGATGTGCCCCGCCGATCATTCCAACTAAAATAACACGATATGACAAAGGTACTGCACTGCGGCGCATTATGCAAATAATCGTATTAAAAATTCGTCAGTAATGCAGCATTTTTCTCTCGTTCCTCTCGCTCGAAGCTGGCAAGGTAGTTTTCCGTCGTCTTCAGATCTTGGTGGCCGAGGCTTTCCGATATGTAGGCGATATTCGCCCCGGCACGCTTCAACACCGTAGCGAACGAATGACGCGCCGTATAGGTCGATATGTTCCCAATTTCGAGCTGCTCCCCGATCATCCGCATCCGTTTATTGATTAACCCGGTAGCGGCTATTGTTTTAGCGTGGCTCTGCACCGCATCCTCCGACCCGTCGAGAATTGGGAAAATAAAGTTATTCGGTGCTGGAGTATTACCCCAGCGGTCGATAATAGCTTGCATCTGGGGAACTACCGCGACCCGGATTTCCTTACGGGTCTTAGTCGTGCGCTCGGTCTTTTGACGCACGAAACAGATTTCACCGTCCACAATATCACGATACCGCAATTTCACGAAATCGGCGACGTTGATCCCGTTACACAAGTAGAGGAACAGCCAATAATCCCGGTATTTGGCCGTTGCTTCGTTCCCATCCTCATAGCGGGCGATCTGCCCGATCTGCTCCAGCGTTAAAGCCAATTTACGGCCCTCACCGGCCTGTATTTCATATTTCCCTCGGCCGAACGGGTATTGCGCGGGTTTAATCGCATCGCATCGACAAGCATCGTTCAATATGGCTCGTAAATGGCGCATGTGTATTCCGATCGTTGTACGGCTCTTACCTTCTCCGAGTAGAAAGCGCTCATAACGTCTTACCCAATCCACCGTTATAGATTCAAGAGCAATACGATCCCCGGCAAACCGCTCCAATCCCTGTATAACAACATTATAAACCAGCATTGACCCGATACGATCCTGCTCTTTTAATTCCGCTATTTTAGCCGCAAATGCACGGTTAAGAGTATCAACCCCCGAACGTTTCAATCGCTTGTTGAGGCTATCGAATGAAAAAATACCGTCGCGTGCCAATTCCTCAACAACCCCACGAACAATTTGGTAACTGCTTTCTATATCTTTACGAACGGCCACAAGGGCGCGAACCTTCGTTGTAGTCAGACCTTCCCACTCATCCAAGGTAAGGTCTTTGCCCGTCGGATAATAGCGACGATCCCGGCGATAGGTTACACGAATTTTTACGGGGCACTTTCCGTTCTTTTTCGGATGACTCGTATCTATTATGGGCGCAACTGTTATTCCGTCTTTTGAATAGTTCAT